GTAACTCCAGCGGCAGGCGTGCCGGTGGAGAAGTGCCTGATAAGTGGTTTAATAAAGCGAGACCGTGGTTATATGCCCCAATTCTTCCCTTGCCCCCCAAATTCAGAGGGTAGAGGGGCTGTATGCCCTGAAATACGTGGGGAAAGGTTTATAAAGGAAAACGAGAAGGTTGGGGCTAATGTCAGTACGAGTAGGTAGTAACACGGGGGACTATCGCCCCGTGATGATGTAGGGCTAAACTAATCGGGTAACCGAATAACTCGGGGGACTATGCCTGCCGCGCTGTGAAGGTATGCCCCCCCTATGTGCTGGCTGGTGATTTACTGTCTCTAGCGACCCTTAGTTTTTTTGTAGATATGGGGGGGTTTACCCCTCCGACAAAATTTAACAATCTTAAAATATTTTGGAAAAATGAGGCGGGGAGATTATTAAAAACCCCGACCCAACCCAAAAGGAAACCAATTTATGAACAGAGGATATCGCTTTAGGTATGTTAAAACGCCAAAGGGGATTTATATGTTTAATGTCATTACAACAATACTTTTAATAATCCGTTCGCACATTACAAACGGAACGCTTATATAGTAGTTAAACGTTGTTTATTTAGGCCTAACACCTATATCGGCCGGCGAGTCGTCGCCTGTTCTTACAAACTGGCGAAAGGATATAAGGTGTGTTAGGTTGAGGGGTCACTTTTCCCCTGTGTTAAGCGCCTTATATCCATCGTCACAAACTTATGGGAAACACACATTATAACAAGGGGAGAGAGAAGGAATATAATATTTGTCGTAGATTAAAGAGAGAGGGTTATCAAATCGCGCAGAGAACCGCAGGGAGCCATTCACCCTTCGACGTGATAGCAATAAACAAAGACACAAAAACAATACGTCTAATTCAATCCAAAGTCACAATAACACCGGAATGGCATAAGTTAGAAATTAATAGAGATTGGGGGTGGTTAAATGGCGAGTTCAAAGTCGAGTTCACAATCGAATAAGCCCAAGGTTTACGACATCTTCAAGCCGTGGGAGACCTTAGACCCGTGGCAAGAGGAGTATATCGCCGCAATAGATAAGAATTGTTTTTTATTGTGTGGGAGACAATCCGGTAAGTCCGCAGCGATGAGTATAAAATTTGGTGAGATTGCGGTTAACCAACCGATGGGGGAAAAAGAGGTGATTATGATGGTTGCCTTCACAGAGAAGCAGGCCTACGCCTTATTTTTTAAAACCCTTATGTATCTCGAAGCGAAGCACCCCACTAAGATTAAGCGAGGGAATGACAAACCAACCAAACACGAGATTAACTTAACAAACGGCTCTAAAATTATGTGTTACGCCGCCGGAAAGACCGGAGACGGCCTAAGAACCTTCACTTTGACGAGATTGGCGATTGACGAGGCTGCACCGATGGCGAGGGAGATATTTACAGCAACTACGCCTATGCTTAGCGTTACCGGTGGGTTTATGGACATCGCAAGCACACCGAGGGGGAAGGAAGGGTATTTTTATGAGTGTTCCGATGACCCGGCGCTCGGGAACAAGGTAAGAAAGGACTTTAAGCGATTTTATATCAGCGCGGAAGATTGCCCCCGGCATACCAAAGAGTTTTTAGAGTCCGAAAAGGCAACGATGAGCGAGTTGCAATATGCTCAAGAGTATCTCGCAAAATTCCTCTCGGATATTAGAAGGGTGTTTAAGGAGGGTTGGATTAAGAAAGTATGCGTGTTGAAAAGAAGTGAGTCGACCAAAGGCAAAAACAACTATCTCGGGGTGGATATTGCGAGGATGGGGGAAGACGACAGCGCCTTCGAAGTCCTAAACAAAATCTCAAACGAGTCAATCCAACAAACAGAGTCCATCACAACCTCCAAGACAAAGACCACAGAGACAGAGGACAAGATTTTGGAGTTAGAGAGGACATGGGGACTTAAAGGTATTTTTATCGACGCTGGGGCTGGCTCTTTGGGGGTTGGTGTTCTCGACCATCTGCTCACAGTAGACAAAACAAAAAGAAAGACGTTCGCGGTTAATAACAGAACCCAAGTCCTCGACAGAGACGGGAATAAAACACAGCGTCTATTAAATGAAGATTTGTATAACAACATGATAAGATTAGGAGAGAGGGGTATCCTAAAACTCTTCAACGACGACGACGTAATAGAAAGTTTAACGAGTGTTCAATGGGAGTTTAACATAAAGCCCGGGGCAACAAGCAAAATAAGATATTTCGGGAGAAAGACCCACATAGCAGAGGCGCTTATCCGGGCGTGTTGTTGTTCGGCAGAGCGGATTAAGAAGTTTTGGGTTTACACTTAGGGAGATTAATGTGGGTCCTCTTATAGTATACCCTTAAATACCTCCTGCGTTTCTCTCTCATCTCTGGGTTATTGCGTAGTTGCCGTTTTCTTTTCCAATTAATTCGTTCTTTGTGTTTCTGATAATATTCTCTGTGTTTCTCTTTAAGTTTGGGGTTGGCTGCGTAGTTTTCCCGCTTCTTTTTATTATCTTCTTCTCGATGTTCGATGTGCCTCTTTTTACATCGCTCCAAAATCTTGTCCCGATTTCTCATATATCTTTTATGCGCCTGATATTTTATTTTTTCCCTATTCTTCTCTCTAAACTTTTTATTATATTTTCGCCTGTCTCTTTTCTTCTCCATTTCAGTTCGTTACCTTAGTCCGCGGAGTCCGTGCGACTCGTTCGCGAACCAATTTAAGATATTTATAAAAACAAGTCTTACGACACAGCCCTCTTATAGTTACTATTTCCTTAAAAATATCATTCGTCCCCGTCCCTAACTCCTCCATAGAAGCAATCTCACGCATTATCTCGACCTTATCGAGTAGTTTGTCCGCCTTCTTCCGCGCAGTAGTTCGCGGAGTAGTTCGCGGAGTTCGCGGTGTTAGTTCGCGAACTACAAGGATACCTTCCCTTATCATCAACTCAATCTCTTTCTTAGAAACAACTTCGCCTCTCAATTCCTTAAAGGCCGCTTTGATTTTCTTTTGTTCTTTCTTCAAATCTTTTTTAGTCACGAACCACCAAACCATCAACGTCCCCCAAAGACATACTTTATTTTTGAAACCGCAAGAGTGAGACCCTCACCCATCTTCAACCGCCCCCACTTATTCGCAGTTAAGCAACCGGCAACAACAAGAACAATACCCATCCACTCATGGCCTAACAAATCCCATAAATCAATACCGCCGTAAGAATAAATATGTTCGAGAATTAAGAACGCGCCGACTCCCACCAACCCCATACTCCCTAACTTCTTCCACCCTTTTTTTATGTATTCCATGTTTATTCCACTGTTTTGCCCGGCTTAGGTGTTTTCTTCTTCGGCTCGCATGGCCAAACCTGTCCAATCACAATCTCAACAACATACCCCTCTTTCAGATTAAAACACTTCAAATCGTCCTTAGTGAGATTGATAACCGTTGCGTTCCCATATTTCTTTATAACCTTTCTCATGGGGATTAATGTTAAACTCTGTTTATAAATGTTTTGTTTCTTAAAACAGAAAGGCTTAAATACTTAATCGGTTAAACGAATAACTATGACAGATGAACTAAAGAGCGTGCGCGAGAATAACTTCTCGGAATTTAATGGGTGATGAAGGTGTTTTTGCAACGACGGCAGAGGTTCAGAATAAGGCCGGAGCCAACGCCTCGGCAACGGCGAACGTGGAATCATATATTAATGACTTCATCGCACAAGCGGAGTCTCAAATTAACGCCGATGTAACTTATAACTTCTCCGACGTATACGCCACACTCAACGCAGATATAAGGGACATCTTAAAACTGGCTGCCTCTAATCTTGCGGCGATGTATGTTATAAATTTTGATATGAGCGGGTTCACGTCGAGACTCGAGGCGCAAACTATGCTCGATGTTCTTTGGAATGGCTACCAAAATGCCATCAAAGTTCTCAAAGAAAAAAATAAACAATCATTCATAAATAAAGCATAATGGCAAACCTACCCGTCCAATTCAGAAAAGCCGGAGAGCAAGTAATCGCAAGTTATGACTCCACCGACATCGCAGAGGGAACGGGGTTGGTGGAATTTGATGGGTTTACTACAAAGCAAGATACAACCACAACTTATCTTTTATCAAGCGCAACAGTTCGAACGAACGACGTTGAAACCTCAACCGCAGCAGTCACGACAGCAAACGCGAAAAGATTGGATTTGGATTTTGATTTAAGCGCGTTTAATCTGCCAAAAAACATAGTGGGGACGGCTATGGTAACCGCTACACTCAAAGGAGTAAAAAACGCCACTGTTATGAATTATTATTATATAGCAAGAATTAAGAAGAATGATGTAGAGATTGCCAGCGCACAATCAGAAACAAATGGCTCAAACGCAAGCACAGATTATTATACCATGACTGTCCAAATCCCAATCACAACAATACAGAATTTCAAGAAAGGGGATGTTTTAAGATTGACTATGGAGGTATGGGCTGGGACTACTGCTGGGAGCGGAACGGTTACTCTTTACCACGACCCACACGATACGACAGTTGCCACAGCATTAACAACTCAACTAAAATGCCACATTCCGTTTAGGATTGACTTATAATGGCAGAATACGCTTTAAACTCCTCGATTGTTTCCAATATGACCGACAGGGTGGACGACGTTACGATTGACACCCAAGACACAGACGGGGCGAATGGGATGAAGCAAAGGTGGCCTAATGAAGACTGGACGAAGTGGTTTGGGATTTATAACGACATACCTGAGGTTAAAATTGCCTTCGATATGAGGGCGGTGTGGACGATAGGGAACGGGTTTGAGGCCGACACGAGAACGACTGTGATTTTGGGTAATATTAGTGGGAATGGGTTGGATACCTTTGACTCTATTTTAAAGAATTTGTTTGTTGTTAAGAGAATTAACGGCGACTCATTCGCAGAGATTATAAGGAAGAAAAACGGGGAACTCCTTAATTTAAAACCCCTCAACCCCGGGAGGATGGTGACTATTTATTCAAATAAAGGAAGGGTCGAAGGTTACGAGTATCAAATATATAAAAAAAGGGAAAAGGCAGGTTTCCAAACGTTCAAACCCCACCAAATCCTCCATCTCACCAATAAGAGAATAGCCGACGAAATGCACGGCAAGAGCGATATTAACGCGCTACAAAACATAATCCTCGCAAACAATGAGTCCTTCGATGACATGAGAAAATTAATGCACAGATTTGTCAAGCCGATGTTTAAGTTTACTTATGAGACCGAGGACATGGTTGAGATTGAGAAGAATGTTGCCAAGATGGACTCGGCAGTTAATAAGGGTGAAAACATCCACCTCCCTAAGGGGGCGATGACACAAGAATTAATATCAGTCCCGGCAAACGCAACCCTCAACCCTATGCCATGGAGAGACCATCTAAGAAATTACTTCTTTCAGGTTGTCGGTATCCCCCAAATAATCCTCGGGAGTTCCGGGGAGTTCACAGAGTCCACAGCAAAAATCGCATACCTTGCATTCGAGCAGTCTGTTAAGGACGAACAGAAGTTTATTCAAAATCAATTATGGAGACAGGTTGGTATCAAGGTTAAATTCGTATTCCCGGCCTCTCTAAAGAACGAACTATTAAGCGATGAGGCAAAGGATGGGGCACAGACTACGGCAGCACAGCCGGCGGACTTAATCGCAGGGAGGGGCGCATAATGGTAAAAATTCCATCAATCCTAAAACCAACAATCCCTTCCATATTGAAGCCGAAGTTGCCCCCGGAGGTAGTGAAACAAATTGCCGCAAAAGTCCCCAGCCCAACAGGCGGAGGGGCGACGCCTTCTCCAGCGAGTAATATGACGGCTGGCGGAGCATACCAAGGGGCTCTCCCGTTGGGGGCAGACCTAAAGGCATTTCAAGAGTCCGGCCTAACATTCGCACCAAACGCAACAGAACTCCCATCGACGACTCGGGTTGATGTAGCAGGAATGAGTCTTAAAGACAGGCAAGAGTTAGCAGACGCGAGAGCAAGGCAGGCCGGGATAACTCCAAGACTACTCGAGCCCGAAAGTGGAGCATTTAGCGCAAGAAGGGCGGCAGAGATAGCGGCCGGGTTAACTGGTTTAGACCCCTCGGTATTTTTAGAAAAACTCGAAGCGGCAGAAGCAGGGCTCGACCCGTCACAATTACAACAAGAATTAATGGAGAAAGAGGGGGGCGTTATTGCTCCCGAGTTGGTTAAGAGTAGAGTGGAAGCAGTAATTGGAAAGCCGGAAGGGAGACCGGATGCAGTCGAGGCACTAATTGGAGAGGGCAGCGTTGCGAGGTCGATGATAAACAAAGATTTTATCGAAGGGTTGTCGGAAGAAGAAAGAGATATGATGGCGAATTTGGTTGCTATTGCTGGGGGCGGAGGGGTTGCGATTGCTGGTTCTGTGGCGGCAGGCGTGGCTTTTAAAGGGCTTATTGGTAACGCTTACGCAAAATTAGTTACTGTGTTGGGGGCAAAGGCACCGCTGGCGGCGAAGGTTGCCAAGGGGACGATTACTGCTGGCGCCGTTATTATTGGGTTGAATTTGGATGAGATTACTGACGCGATTATTGGGAGAGAGGACGCGACAGAATTACAAGGGGCGATTAATACCGTGGGGCAAATGGCGCCGACAATCTCCGGGATTGTAGACTCCGGGGGAATGACTCGGGCGGAAGGGATAGCGAGGGTTAATAGTTTGGAAACAGACCTTTGGATTTTAGAGGCGAGAATACAACAGGCCTCAATCTTAGACCCGAGGGTCGAAGTCTCGGGCCAGTATGTTGATGTTATGATGGACATAGCAGACCAACAAAGTGTTATTGAAGAAATCAAAGCAAAGATTATAAGTGGGTCGGGAGACTTCGGGGAGTCTATGACGGCGATGTTGTTACAACAGATTAAAGAAAGTCAACAGAAAAAGAAGGAGGAGTTTTTAACTAACCGATGAAAAAACAAGTAGTTAACAAACCAATTATAGAAACTATAATGAATACGTCGGCGTTGGCTTTAACAGCGTCGGGGACTACGTTTTTGTTGAATAAGGATATATGGGGATTATTATTAATATTGTGTGGTGCGAGTTTAGAGTTTTTTAAGTATTGGGGCAGAAAAGAGGAGTATTGGTAAAAGCGAAAGGTTTAAATACTTAAAAGAAGTAGAAGTATCATATGGTAGAAACACAAAAAATCAAATGCGAGAAATGCAATCATATACAAACAGTTAGAACGAAGTTGATGAGGACGACGTGCTCGAACTGTGGGTATAAAATTAAGGTTAGAGAGGGAAAAGAATAATGGTTTGCGAACATACACATAAGGACGCGCCGGATAATGCGGTTTGTGAGGATTGTTATAATGAGGATTTGGGTGCGAACGTGCAGGATAGAGACGAGAGTGTTTGGGCAGACGACCCACACGGAGAACTTCAGGAGGGGTTTTGTAACTGATGGTATTATATGAGTTGGCCTTTGAGATAGTGGTTGATGTAATTGTTGTTATGGTGATTTTATGGGGTTTTGGCTTTTTTGACAAAGAGAAACCTAAAAAGAAGGGAGGTGGAAAATGATAGTTACTTTGAATATGTTTGTTGTTGGATGTTTGATTTTGTGGTTTGGGTTTTGGATTGGGAGGCATGTTAAATGATGGCAGAGGAAACAAACAACACGCAGCCGGAGTCGGTGAAATTGATTAAAAATTCAAAGGGTTATAATTGGGAGATTAAGTTAATTGGGTTTCCGCTTTTGACAGACGAAGACGTTAAGAGACTCGAACAATTAGACAAACACTTTAAGATAATTTATGGGGTGGGACAGGGTGACACAGGCAAACCGAACGGAAACACAGAAATCCCCGTCGCTGTTGAAAAAGGTGGGACAGAGCGTAACGATAATCTAAATAAATTAAAGGAGAAATCTGACCCGACACACAAAGATTTAAAAACGTTACAATGTTAATACACACACACAATAACCTTCATACTTTGCCTTTGTCGGGAAAGATTGACGGGGGATTAATATTTAACAAATCGTGCCCGATGTTGTTAGTTCATTATGTCATACCCCCCGTCTCTCCTTATTTCTAAAATAATATTATGACAACTAAAGAGGTCGGAGGCGGTGAATGAAATGGTTTTATTTCGCTCTATTGAAGTTTTTATGAGTTTTGAGGAAGCGGATGATTTTATTAGGGAGAACTCGCCCGAGTCTTTAGTTGAAGACAATAACACATATATCAAAAGGGAGTTGCTCCTTTGATGGTTGATAAGGAATTAAATAAAGTCATGGAGAGGATTGATAACAGCACAGAGGCGGACGCGGAGGCGGTGACAAAAAAACTCAAAGAGCAGAAGGAAGCCATAAGGATTAGGGATTTGAGTAATGAGTGTTTAGGGTTTATAGCGACGAGACAAGAGGAATACGCAACCGAAAGAATCACAGACGAACTTAATAATAAGTATGTTATTTACACAACCCGGGATGATATAAAGTCTGAGATTTGGGTTTATGATAATGGGATTTATAAGCCGAATGGTGAGAGTTTTATTAAGGAATTGGTGCGGCGGCTTCTTATGCACGCATACACTCCTCAACGAGCCAATAAAGTTATAGCGAAGGTGGAAGCCGACACCTTCATAGATACCGACGAGTTTTTCGGCAAGTCTTACCTTAATGAGATATGTGTGCAGAATGGGATATTGAATTTGGAGACTCGGGAACTATCGCCCTTCACACCAAAAAAAATCTTCTTCAATAAACTCCCGGTTGCTTATAATAGGGACGCGGTTTGTAAAAACGTTGATAAGTTCTTCGGGAGTGTATTGAAGGATGAGAGCGACAAGATGGTTTTATATGAGTTGGTGGGGTTCTGTCTTCATAAGGATTATTTTATTGAGAAGGCATTTATGTTTATTGGGGATGGCCGGAATGGGAAGAGCAAGACGTTGCAGTTAATTAAGAACTTTCTTGGCTCCGAGAACACCTGTGCCGTTCGATTGTCGCAGATGGAGGATAAGAATAGCGCCCTTTGCGAGTTACACAATCGGCTCGTGAATTTGGCTGGGGATTTGAATAAGACCGCCCTAAAAGACACCGGCATTTTTAAGGGATTGACTGCGCGTGACTCCGTGCAAGTTAAGAGAAAGTATTTGAGGGACCTCATATTTACTAATTATGCGAAGATGATATTTGCTTGTAATGATTTGCCTCGTGTTTATGATTTTAGTGATGGTTTTTGGAGTAGGTGGGTTGTTATGGAATTTCCTTATAAGTTTCTGCCGCAGAAGGAGATTGAGAAGCGGAGCCCGGAAGAGCGGAAGATGTGCAGACTACAAGACCCGGGCATTATTAAGAAGTTGATTACTCCGGTGGAATTATCGGGTTTGTTGAATGAGGCGATTGAGGGGTTGGATAGATTGAAGATAAAAAAGGAGTTTTCTTATTCGAAGGGGACTGCTGCGGTTAAGGATTTTTGGATTAGGCAGAGTGATAGTTTTACCGCCTTTTGTATGGATGAGATTATTGAGGATTGTGATAATTGGATTAGTAAAAAGAATTTACGTCAGGCGTTTAATCGGTATTGTAAGTCTCATAAGGTTAAGGGGTGTGGTGACAAGAATATTAAGTCTGTCTTGGAGGATATGTATGGGGTGATTGAGTCCCAGCGTGACGAATCTAACCGGGAGAGAGTTTGGGAAGGGATAAGATTTAGGGCGGATGACAGCAAAACAGCCCAAAAAGAGCTTAAAAGTGCTCCAAACACATGAAACACACCATATTCCTAAAAGTCCTATAATTTCCATTTCCTAGGGTTGTTGAGAAACCATGTGTTCCCTGTGTTCTTGAAAAGCACTTTGAAAGCACAACACTTATATACTTATTTCGCTTTGTGAGTTCCTCTTCTCACTCACAAAGTTATAAGTCACGCGTTGGCAACAAAGTGCCCTATTCGCCCATAAACCCCCCTCTAATCCATTATTCTTACCAGTCTGGCTATACCCCACACCTCTAAGGCCTCGCAAGCGCCTGGGGGCTTATTGCTCGGCCTTTGTTCGCCCCCTTTTACACGGTGCCCCTTTATGATTGCCCCCTTCCCCCTCCCAAGCGCGCGCGAGTAACTCCAGCGGCAGGCGTGCCGGTGGAGAAGTGCCTGATAAGTGGTTTAATAAAGCGAGACCGTGGTTATATGCCCCAATTCTTCCCTTGCCCCCCAAATTCAGAGGGTAGAGGGGCTGTA